CGGACGCAAATAACACAAACCAAAGACTTAACGGCTACATCCAAGACCTTCGTATCACCAAAGGCGTCGCCCGGACCATCACAGCGTCGCCAACAGCCGCGTTCCCAACGAGGTAACCATGCAGCTTGCCAACTCAGAACTCATCATCAAGGACCACACAGAGTGGTTCCCCAACACATCGTTTGGTGACCGTGGGCCTACTCTAGATTGGATTGCAGAACAGGGGTACTACGTTATTTCCGTGTGGAAGGACCATGACCGGAAGACTGAGAAACTTGTGTCTGCGCTTCCGCATCTGTATGACGGGATGTGCTGTTTGGTTAATGTTGAGCCTCTGACGGCTGAAGAACTTCAAAGTCGGATTGATACCCAGTGGAATGCAATCCGTAGCCAGCGTAACCAGATGCTTAAAGACTCAGACTGGACGCAGTTATCGGATTCTCCGGTTGACAAAACAGCGTGGGCAACATATCGTCAGGCATTACGCGATATCACCACTCAGACTGACCCGTTTAAAATAGACTGGCCTAAACAACCATAGTGTGAAATATGGCCGCAGCTTTTGAATTAAGCGCGTTTGACCCGACCGCGTTTGATGTAAGCGGCGACACTGGACCTACCGGCTGGGGGGCCGGTACTTGGGGTAGTAATACGTGGGGTGGTGAGCAATACTCCATAACTAGCGTTGTCGCGTCTGGGCTTGTTAGCGCCCCCGGCATATCGGTAACAGTAGAAATTAGCGGTGTTTCCGCTTCTGGCTCTGTAGGAACAGTTACACGCGACGCGTTTCAATTTGCACTAACCGGGGTTACCGCTGCTGGTTTTGCAGGGACTTCTGCGCTCAATCGGTCTGTCGCACTAACTAGCGTTTCTGCTTCTGGATCTGTAGGAACGATTACACATGGCTCGGTTCAATTTGCAATAACCGGGGTATCAGCTACTGGTTCTTTAAGTACAGTAACGCCTTTAAACACACAAGCTGAAAACGGAACGGTTGCTTCTGGTTCGGTTGGCGCAGTCGATGTCACAAGATCTGTAGCCCTAAGTGGGGCCGTAGCTTCTGGTTTAGCAGGAACTATTGCGGACGATAAAACCGCCGCGCTATCCGGCGTAGTCGGTTCTGGCCTTGTTGGTAATGTCTCGCCTACCAGAACTGTTGCCCTTACGGGCGTAGTAGCACAGGGAATACCCGGTGCAGCCTCTACAACGCTACAAGCTTCTGGAGTTGTTGCTAACGCATTAGTCGGTACAGCCGCTCCAACCGTTACTGTACCTATTACTGGGAATGCTGCATCTGGCGCGGTTGGTAATGTTCAGTTTGCTACCCCTGCTTTCGCTACTGGAGTATCGGCTACAGGTTCAGTTGGTTCGGTTGTAGTAGGGGACCGGTCATTTGCGCTTAGTGGGGTAGCCGCGTCTGGGGCGGTCGGGACTGTTTCTGAGGCTGAAGGCGACGCTGTACCCGGAGTTGTCGCAACTGGTTCCGTTGGAACGATAGGGGTTGGCCCTCACGTTTTCTCAATTACTGGTGTGCCCGCTGCTGGTGCTGTCGGAACGGTATCTCCAAATATAACGCAGTCTGTATCTGGGGTATCTGCTGCGGGATCGGTTGAGACGGTTGGGGTTGGCCCGCATACTTTTTCGCTTACCGATGTAACGGCTTCGGGTGGTGTTGGCACAGTAGAGTACACAATACCGGTAGCCATAACAGGAGTATCTGCTACTGGGTCGGTTGGGGATGTACAGCAGCTTGCGACTGTATCCGGCAATGTTGCTGATGGTATAGTCGGAAATGTAGGAATAGATGTAACTGTTGATCTGACGGGCACTGAGGCGGCTGGCGCGGTAGATAATGTTATATTTGGGTTCCTATTATCTGGCGTTTCTGGTGCCGGGGCGGTACAATCTGTTTCAATCGGGAACCGCCTTGTTGCTATCACTGGTTGCCCCGCGATGGGTAACGTGGGCAATTTTGGATATGCTTACTGGAGTGTTATAAATGACGGTCAAACACCAAGCTGGGTAAATGTTACAACCGCTGAAACCCCAAGCTGGACAAACACCGCCACAACTGAAGACTCTAGTTGGGTTGAACTAGAAACTGTTTAAAGGTTTAAAATGGCAACTGCGTATACCTCGCTTCTAGGGCTTGCCCTCCCCGTTACGGGAGAGTTGTCGGGTACTTGGGGTGATACAGTTAATGAATACATCACTAGCTATCTTGATGCGTCTATTGCTGGCACCCAGACAATCACGGCTAGTACTACGCTTACCAAGACAACCGGCGCGACACTTAGCAGTACATCATCTCAGTACATGGTGCTGCTGTGTAACCCTACGTCAGCCAATATAACTATTACAGCCCCCGCAGCGAGTAAAACCTACGTTGTCATCAATACGTCAGCGACGTACACGGTCACTATCCGGGGCGCTGGCCCAACGACTGGGGTAACTATTGCTGTAAGTGACAAAGCTCTTGTAGTTTGGAATGGTTCCGATTTTGTTCGGGTAAGTGCTGCGGCTAACGGCTCAAACACACAGGTTCAGTTTAATAGTTCTGGCAATTTGGCGGGTTCTCCGAACCTGACGTTCAACGGCACAACGCTTACTGCGGCGGGTTTATCTGGACCGCTTAATGGAACAGTTGGGGCAGTAACACCAGCCGCTGGGACATTTACTACTGGGGTATTTACAACTGCAACTGCGATTGCGGCGGCGACCCAAGATTCGGTAATTTTGCAAGGGCGTGCTGGTGGCACGAGTAGTTACGGCGCGACAATAACACCAACAACGCTGACGGCAAGCAGAACCCTTACTATTCCTGATGCTAGTGGTACTATCTTACAAAGTGGTACAACTGTTACGGTTCCACAAGGTGGTACGGGAGCGGCTACGTTTACAGCTAACAACGTACTGCTTGGGAACGGAACTTCAGCATTTCAAGTTGTAGCTCCCGGCGCATCGGGCAATGTGCTTACATCTGACGGTACAACGTGGGTTTCTTTGCCGTCAGGTGTTAGTGGTTCTGCGCAGGCATTTATTACGATGGCGACCGGAGGTAATCAACCCCCCGGCGGTTTTATCCCTTCAGATTCTTTTGCCCTAATTTAAGGTGATTTAATGTCTACTACTGCACAATACGCATCTACCCCAAAAGTTGGGTCTGCGTTACTAACAACGGGCGATGTGTCACTGACCGCGCCAACAACTGTTGGGACTGTTTTTACCGCTGGCGCTTCTGGCAGTCGAATTGATTATATTGAAGTAATTGGTGTAGCAACAACAATTTCTACACTTGTTAATTTGTTTATTTACGACGGCACAAACTACATTCTGTGGCAACAAGTACCTATTCCTGCAAACACGGTCACCACAACGGTTCCGTCATCTGCTGCTTACTTATCAAGTAACAACAACGCAAACATATTGCCATTGTCTATTCCGACTGGGTACTCTCTTCGAGCCACGATTTCGGTAAGTCAAAATTCAATTCTATCAGCCAATCGCTCTGCTGCTGCCGCATCTGCCAACCCCGCTTCTGGCGCGCTTGTGACACTTTCAACTGCTGCCAGCACAGCAGCAATTGCGGCATTGGCTACGGTAAGTAGCACATATTTTACGCTGACCTCTACGCCGTACATCATGCCTAACGCTGGCTTAGTGTCTATCACTTCAAGCGGCAACCAGTCTGCAATCAATTTTACGATTCGCGGCCTTGATACAACCGGTACTGAAGTTTCGGAAACTATTGCAGGTCCAAATGCGACAACGGTTTTTAGTACAAACGTCTATCTTCAAGTGTTTTCGGTTTACTCGTCCGCTACAATGACGGGCACCACGTCAGTTGGTTACGCAACTACCTACAACCCAAGTTTGCCAGTTAAAATTACTCAAACCAGCGCAGCAACGTCAAACGCTGGCGTGACATGGGCCATTCGAGGTGTTGGGCCGATTGGAACCATACTTTCTGAGTCTTTAACAGGGGCAGCGATTGGTTCTACAGTAACTAGTGTCAATACATATCGTTCGATTGTAAGTATTATTGGAAATGCTAGTGCAACCGCTGCTTCTTTTGGAAACGCCAATTTAAGTGGTGGTATTCGTGTAATTGCTTATGGCGGAGATTTCTAATGAATAAAGGTATGTATGGGTTTGGGTTGCCTCCCAATATAGCGACCCGTGTAGCCCCCCCAAGATGGGCTAATTATAGATTAATTACCACCACAACTTCTACAGAAGTTGTTCCTCAAAACGTCTACCAAATTGGCGTTGCTGTTTTTGGGGGTGGTGGCGGCGGTTTTGACAATGTTAATGGCGGCGGCGGGGGTGGCGGGGGATTTGCGTTTGGGATTGTGGATGTTATTCCCGGTCAAGTGCTGCCCACAATCACAATAGGCGCAGGGGCAGGTGCCGCTGCTACTGGCGGAACTTCTTCTTTTGGTACGCTTTTAACAGCCACTGGTGGGGTAGGGACAGGCACCGCAACGGGCGGTGCGGGAGGAACAGGAACTGCGTCTAGTGCTTTGCGAGGCGTTATCACAGCTACTGGTGGTAGTGGGGGATCTGGCCCAAATACTAATGGCGCTGGCGGAGGTGGCGCTGCCGGTTCATTTTACGGTAATGGAGGTAATGGGGGGAATGACAGCAGCAGCCCTAACGTACATGCGGGTGGAGGCGGTCTTGGTGGGGGGACTGGTGGTGCTGCTGGTACGAATGGCGGCGGCGGCGGTGGCGTTGGTTACGCGGGTTCTTCAGGTGGTGGCGGCGGCGGCACCGCAGGGGCAGGATCTCTTACAACTGGTGGCGGCGGTTTGGGTGTTCCCAGTGTATCGGGGGTAACTTTAAACGGATCAGGCTCTCTTACTGGAGAGCCTTTATTTATCCAATTGATAGCGCGGACTTTGAATGGCTCAGGAGGCAACGGGGCCGGTAGTAGTGCAGGTGCCGGCGGCTATGGAGGTCCCGGCGGTGGTGGGGGCGCAACATACTCTGGTTTGGGTTCGGGTGGAAACGGGGGTTTTGGTGGTGGTGGCGGTGGGGGGAATGCTGTTAACACGGGTGGTAGAGGTGGTTTTGGTGGGGGTTCTGGCGCCTCGTGTACCGTCACAAACAGTCCCGGTGGTGGTGGCTCTGGGGGTTATAACGGCGCCGTGTTAGCCGGAAGTGGTGCAGTTATCCTTTATTGGACAGAAGGTTATTAATTATGAAATACGCATGGATTGAAGATAGTCGTATTCGGGATATTGCCCACGATACTCCGTCAAAGATTTACCACCCAGATGTAGCGGTGTTTTACAACACCGAAGTGCCAGATGAAGCTGAGAGTGGTGATGGTTGGGTAGATGGCGCATTAATTAAACCAGAACCTCTCCCACCCGCGCCCCCTGCACCCCGTACGTGGACTGCTTCGGCTATTCGGTCTGGGTTGACCTTGGCTGAGCGGGTGAAATGGGACAATGACTCCACACCTGAAGTTGTGACAGCTAAACAAGAGATGGCAACACCTCAACAATTAGCCCACACTACGGATGTTCTGTCCTTGCTGTTTGGTGCGTCGGTAATTTCTCAAGCGTCAGTAGACAAAATCCTTCAGTAAAAAACACAGGATTTTTGAGAGTAACTTTCTTGTCTTACGGACTCTGTAAAATTGCGGTGGGCAACCGCCCATCAACCCCGGAGATTCTCATGAAAGATTTGATCATTGCTGCGATTGACGGCTCGGAGCCGATTGATGCGCTGAACGGTTTGTTCTCTGTTGCTTTTGCTGTCGCTGTTGAAAGCGGTATCAACGAGTTCACGCTGAGCAGCCTCTTCTCTTCACACATCGAAGCACAGTTTGAAGTTGCTGCCAATGCAGTTGCTGAAGCTAACGACGCCGAAGAAGCTGAAGAAGACGACGAACAGACTGACAACTAAGGTCAGGCCCCGGTGCAATCCACCGGGGTTTTTATATGCTGTTTTGCGCTGTCTGCCGTGGAGAGTTCCTCCGAGAAAATCTTATTGTCCACGGGCGTAAGGACTACTTTCTCTGTAGCGCGTGTAAGTCAGACGTAAACCGTCTCGACCGTTTTGGATTATCCCCATCAGATTATGACTTCCTGTTGAAACTTCAGGGGTATAATTGCGCTATCTGCAACAACCCTCTCAAACTCAAACAGTACAAGTTTGCCGTAGATCACTGCCATGACTCAGATGATGTTCGTGGGATCTTATGCAAGCGGTGCAACACGGCGCTTGGTATTTTTGAGGATGACCCGGACCTGATCCTACGAGCCGCAGAATACTTGAATAACCCACCAGCTTTAGGTAAAGTAAAACGCCACAGCGGGCGCAAAAAGGTGACGTTTCTTCGGGATGAGTACATAAGGATGCACGGCAATGGAGATAGCTGAACTTTTCCTAAAAGCGTGGCCGGTGCTTCTGGGCATCGTCACGCTCATTGTTGTGCTCTCTAAGCTGGACCTACGGGTTGCCGTGCTGGAAGAAAAAGTCAAGTCAGCGTTTGAGATCATCAACAAGGCGAGGGATAAAAATGGCTAACTTTGAACAAGCCTTTGAGAAGATGATCCGCGATGAAGGCGGGTTCGTGCTGCACACTGTTCCCGGTGATACGGGTGGGATGACATATGCTGGAATTGCTCGAAATAAAAACCCTCAGTGGCCGGGGTGGACGCTTCTTGACCATAACGAAAACAGCCCGCTCCTTACTGGGATGGTGCGTAACTTTTATAAAGTTGAGTTTTGGGATCGTATCAGAGGGGATGAACTTACGAACCAAACTGTTGCCGAAAACATATTCAATTTCGGGGTAAACACCGGGATTAGTGTCGCGGTCAAGTTGGCACAATTAATTATTGGTGTCATTCCAGATGGTGCGATTGGGCCTAAAACAGTGGAAAAGCTGAATACGGTAGATAGTGAATCGTTCAAGAAATCCTACGCCCTCGCTAAGATCACTCGTTACGCCGACATATGCAATAAGAATCGTACTCAATCCAAATTTTTATTGGGCTGGATTAATCGCACTTTGAAAGGGTTGAAGTAATGGACTTAATGGGTATTGGGTCAATCATTGAAGGCGTTGGCAAAGTTGCGGATTCGCTCATCACGACTGACAAAGAACGCATGGAGATGGCGCTGGAGGAGCGCAAGCTGGACCTTGAGGAAAAGAGGATTGACCAAGAAACCGGTTTGGCTCAGGTTGAGGTCAATAAGATTGAAGCGGCGTCTACTAGCACATTTGTCTCTGGTTGGCGTCCTGCTGTGGGCTGGGTTGGGGTTGCAGGTTTGGCTTACCAATTTCTTGGCTACCCGTTGATGCAGTGGTGTTGGGCTTTTGGTCAAGGAGTAGATATAATTCCTAAAGGGTTAGCTCCTCCCCCGGACCTTCAGGTTGAACAGCTTATGACGCTCCTTGCCGGTCTCCTTGGGTTTGGTGGTATGCGTTCTTTTGAGAAGCATAAGGGTGTAGCGAGCAAGTAATGCCGTTAAAAAAGTTGCTGTTCAAGCCCGGAGTTAACCGCGAAAACACGCGGTACACCAACGAGGGCGGCTACTACGAGTCGGAAAAAATTCGTTTCCGGCAAGGCACGCCTGAGAAAATTGGTGGATGGCTGCAAATTTCAGGTAATAAATTTCTTGGTGTTTGCCGTTCACTTTGGTCTTGGGTGACGCTTGGCGCACAGAACTTGTTGGGTGTTGGCACAAACCTGAAGTTTTATATTCAGAACGGTGGTTCGTATTACGACATTACCCCAATCCGTAAAACCAGTACCATAAACAATTCGTTTACTACTAATACCGCCACCAATTCTGGGGGCAACACAACGATTACAATCACTGACCCCGCACATGGGGCAGTCACTAATGATTACATAACGCTCTACTACCCAAGCACTCCCCCAACTGTGGGGGGTGTGGCCTTTACGGTTGCTACGTATCAGATCACATTTGTAAATTTCAATACTTACACTATTATCGTGCCCGGTACAGCTTCTAGTAACACGACTGGAGGCGGTGTTGTTTATATTGCATATCAGACAAATGTTGGTCCTGATTATCAAGTGCCGCTTGTAGGATGGGGCGCGGGAACATGGGGTGCGGGGACATGGGGTAATGGTGGTACTTCCCCCACTGCAATTCAGTTTTGGTCCCAACAAAATTTTGGGCAAGATCTGATATATGGTCCCTCTGGTAGCTCCTTATATTATTGGAACGCAACTATTGGGTATCAACCCATTCCCATAAATAGCATAACAATTGGTTCCCCCGCAGTAATAACGACTTACGTGGGTTTGATTAATGGAACCGCAATTACACTAGATACATCTGGGTATCTTCCTACTGGGCTAATTCCGGGTACAGTCTATTACGTAGTAAATTCCACTGCGGGTCCCGGCTTATCAGCAACAGTACCGATTGGAGGAGTTTCTGCATCTGGGGCTGTAGATTCTCTTAGTATTTCCGGCGGAGCAGTGACGGTAAATATTACTAGTGTTTCTGCGGATGGGGTTGTAGGGTACGCCGGCGTGCCGGGGACAGTGCGTATTAGTGGAGTTTCTGCATCTGGGTTTGTAAATACTTACACGGGGATACCGTTAACGCTAAGTATTACTGGGGTTTCTGCGTCAGGCTATGCAAGTACTCCCAGCACAACCCAAACAATAGTTCAAACCGAATTTACATGCAACCTATCCAACGTCTACGATGGATATCCAATTAACACTTCCGGTGCCCAATCAGGTACACATGTCGTTTCACCACGCGGTATATTACTATCTAAGCTATATGGGGTAGACCCTGTTGATGTTCCGTCCTATCAAAACTTAATACTCATTTCTGATGCTAGCCGGTTTGTCATTCTGTTTGGCACTAATGATTACGGCAGTACCATATTAGACCCTATGCTTATCCGGTGGTCTGACCAAGAATCAGTGACTACATGGACCCCTTCTATTACTAATCAAGCTGGTAGTTTGCGGTTGTCGCACGGTTCTAGAATTGTTACGGCTGTGCAAAGTCGGCAAGAGATCGTTGTTTTTACTGATTCGTCTCTATACTCTTTGCAGTATCTCGGCCCGCCAATAGTGTGGGGTTCACAACTTCTTGGCGACGGCATTTCAATCGCCGGGTTAAACGCTGTTACGTTAGCCTCTGGGGTTGTATATTGGTTGGGCACGGACAAATTCTACAAGTATGACGGGCGTGTACAGACGCTTAGCTGTGATCTTCGTCAATATGTGTTTGAGAACATCAACAAGAATCAATTAGATCAAGTCTTTGCCAGCACCAACGAAGGCTTTAATGAGGTATGGTGGTTCTATTGTTCCGCCAATAGCACGGTTGTGGACAGATATGTCATATACAACTACTTGGAAAACATCTGGTATTACGGCACGATGGGCCGCACAGCGTGGCTTGACAGCGGGTTAAACGAATACCCAATTGCAGCTACGTATTCCAACAATCTGGTGTGGCATGAGAACGGTGTAAACGACTGTACCGATTCTGTTACAGGTTTGCCTATTTCGTCTTACATCTTATCGTCTCAGTTCGATATTGACGACGGGCACAACTTTGGGTTTGTGTGGCGTATGCTGCCTGATCTTAAATTTGATGGGTCTACTGCCACAAGTCCACAGGTAACCATGACGCTGTACCCTATGCAGAACTCGGGTTCTGGGTATAATTCTCCTCTATCTGTTGGCGGCAACGCTTACGCTACATCTACCCGGACAGCTACGTATCCGATTGAGCAGTACACCGGACAGATCTACACCCGTGTGCGTGGACGCCAGATGGCGTTTAAGATTGAAGGAAACCAGCTTGGGTTGCAATGGCAACTTGGCGCTCCCCGGATTGACATTCGTAATGATGGTAGACGATGAGTAATATTGTAGCCCCACGCCTACCCAACTCAACGGCTGAGTACGACCAAAATTACGTCAACGATCTTACAAACATTTTACGGCTGTACTTCAATCAAGTTGATAGTGCAGTTAATCGACCAAGTACTCCCTTAACGGTAGCCCAGTTATCGAGCGCGGTTGTATCCGGTGCGGGCGCTAGGGGATTTGTTATTGACTCTTCTGTGTCTACATTTGGCTCTACGGTAGCCGGTGGCGGATCAACTAAAGTGCCTGTATATTCAGATGGCACTAACTGGAAAGTCGGATAATCATGAGCCTACATAATCTTGCCCAACATATGGCTGGCTACGGTCGCAACGGCGACTCGATGCTTATGCACGTAACGCCAGACGAAGTTCACGGACTCCAACGCTTGGCTATGGCGCAGGGCGGTTCGCTGACTATTAACCCGCACACAGGTCTGCCAGAAGCAAACATCTTTAGTCAGGCGTGGAAGGCGATTAAGCCGATAGCTGCGCCACTAGCCGGACTTGCGCTTAATTACTTCGTGCCCGGACTCGGCACCATGATGGGCGGCATATCTAATGCGGCTGCGGCAGGTTTGATTACGGGGGGCGTTGGCGCTCTGGCTACCGGCAGTTTGTCGAAAGGGCTAATGGCTGGGCTGGGTGCGTACGGTGGGGCAAGTCTCGGTGAAGGGCTGATGAATATTGGGGCAGACGCTGCTTCACAAGCAGCTACAAAATCCGCGTACGACGCTGCATTAGCAACGGAAGGGTCCGCGTCTGCACAAATGGCGGCGGAATATGCAGCCCGACAAGGACAAGCCGCAGCAGCCAACATGTCTTCTTTTGATAAATTAAGCGGCGGAGTTTCTTCGGCGATGAATAACCCGATGTCGGCGCTCAACACCCTCGGTGGCGGCAGCACTATGGCAGGCGCGGGTAAGCTAGCAGCGTTGGGACTCCCAATCATGGCGGGTATTCAAGCAAACCAAACCACCAAGATGCCGACGCTAGGTGACGCATCACCACAAGCCATGATCCGTCCGATCATTCTCAACCGCCGACAGAACCCCACGCCTTATACGGGCATGGGAGAAGCGCGCTACTTCACTGATACCTACGATGTGCCCGAGCCATACAAAGCCGCGACAGGTGGTGTTGTCGCGTTTAATCAAGGCGGTTTGGGGACGTTGGGTGGCTACTCGGATGGCGGGCGCTTGCTTCGTGGTCCCGGTGATGGTGTGTCGGACAACATTCCGGCAATGATTGGGGATCGCCAACCCGCGCGGCTAGCCGATGGGGAGTTTGTTGTGCCGGCGCGCATCGTGTCTGAGATTGGCAACGGCTCGACCGAGGCCGGTGCGCGTAAACTGTACGCAATGATGGACCGTGTTCAGAGAGCACGCCGCAAGACGGTTGGTAAAAACAAAGTAGCCACCAACACAAACGCAGAACGTCTGCTGCCCGCATAAGGAATAGTCATGGCAGATCCACAACAGATTATCCAGTCACAGACTTCAATCCCTGACTATGCGCGTGCGCAAGTCGAGCGCATGCTCGGCGCTGCCGAAGGGGCGATCTATGACTACAAGCGTGACGCGCAGGGTAACTTAGTAAAAGACGCGAGTGGCGCGCCAATTGTCACTGGACTTAGACCTTATCAGCAATATCAAGGGCAGCGGATTGCTGGGCCGGACGTACTTAGCCAGCAAGCTTATCAAGGAATCGCTGGGCTGGGGCTGGGAGCGGAAGCAGGTAACACGCTCCAAAACATGTACAACTTGGCCGCACAGGCCGGTACATCAATCTATAACCCAACAGCATACGGCAACCAATATGCAGCGCCTGCCGCGTATCAACCGGGGCAGTTTAGCTACCAGTCAGTAGGGCCGCAGATGACGGCGGCTGAAAAAATGCGGGCTGCGCAACTTAATGGGGCACCGTTAGGTGAATTTCAAACTGGTACCGCAGCGCAGTTAAGTGAAGCCCCAACATCAACAGGGGAGACAGGTTCGGCGGCGCAACTTAGAAGCGCCGCTATGATGCAAGCGGCACAAACTGGCTTTACTCAACTTGGAGAAGTCCCTTTATATGCGGGGCATCAGCTTGACTATAAACCAACAAACATTGGGTTTGAGCGTGTTAATACACTTCCTCTTGAGCGTTTTCAGATGCGGGGGGCAGGTAGTGTCGGTACTAGTTCGTTTACTCAACCCGGAGCAACCAATGCGTACATGTCCCCATACATACAAAGTGTGTTGGATATTCAGCAGCGCGAAGCTCAACGTCAAGCAGATGTTGCCTCGACTAAACGTGGTGCGCGGTTTGCGCAATCCAATGCTTTTGGTGGATCGCGTCAAGCTATTGAGAATGCCGAAGCTGCGCGCAATTTAGCAACACAGAAAGGGGATATTCAAGCCACGGGTTTGCAATCGGCATTCCAAGCCGCACAAGGCCAATTTAATACTGAACAACAAGCAGCCCTTCAAGCGGCGTTGGCTAACCAAGCGGTGCGGCAGCAGACGGGCGTTCAGAATTTAAACGCTCTGCTCCAGACTCAGGGTCTTGGCGCACAGACTGGTTTGGCCGCGCAGCAGTTGAACCAAGCCGCCGGGATGCAAACTGCGCAATTTAACCAAGGCCAGCAGTACAACACTGCTCTACAGAACGCCCAACTGTTACAACAACAGCAGCTTGCCAACCAATCTTTGCAAGGTCAGTACGGTCTGACGCAAGGCCAGATGGATCAAGCGGTCAGGTTGAACAATGCAAGTTTAAGACAGGCGGCATTAATAAACAACCAAAATGCGCTGAATCAATTTAGTTTGCAACAAGGCAGTATGGATCAGCAGATGGCTATGGCTAATCTTGCTAATCAGCAGCAAGCAGAGATGGCTAATCAGGCTTTGGCTGGGCAATATGGTCTGCAACAAGGGTCAATGGATCAGCAAATAGCTGCGGCCAATCTTGCTAACCGTCAACAAACTGCAATGGCTAATCAAGCATTGCAAGGCCAATATGGTATTCAGCAAGGTCAATTCAGCCAAGCAGCCAACGCACAGAACGCACAACTAGCGCAACAAGCTGCGTTAGCAAACCAACAACAAGCCATGCAGGCGGCGCTCGCTAACCAACAAGCGGGGATGACCACTCAGCAACAACAGCAGCTTGCTAATCAGTACGGCTACGGTCAGAGCATGGCAGCGGCAGCAAACTATGCGCAGTACGGTCAGGCGGCAAACCAGTTGCGAGAACAAGCCAATCAATATGCCGCAGGCTACGGACTACAGTCGCTTCAAGCTGGCATGCAGGGCATGCAGAACTACGGTAATTTGAGCGGCCTATATAACCAGCAAGCTATGAACATTGCCAACGCCCAGAATCAAATGGGTGTGCAGGCGCAGAACTATCAGCAACAGCAACTTACGCAAAACTACAACGACTTCATTAACCAGCAGAACTTCCCGTTCCAACAGATTGGGCAGATGTCGAACATATTGCGGGGGGTGCCGTTGACCCAGCAAACGCAGGCGGTATATCAGCAAGCGCCAAGTTTGGCTTCACAAGCGGCTGGTTTTGGTACGGCTGCGATTGGTGCGGCTAATCTTTTTAAAGCAGAAGGCGGTATGATTCGTCAGCCGCGTGGATTGTCTTCCCTCATTCTTGCCAGAATGCACTAAGGTACTGTCATGCTGCATGAGAACATTGCCAGAGAAGAAGCGCAACTTCAGAAGCTAGCGCGGGTTGGTTCGCCACAAGCAATTCAAATGCTACGCCAGTATGCGCAGACACACCAAGACGACGCTATCCGGTTGAGCCTTGCCAACCAAGCGGTCAATGACGCCAAGGAGATGCACTCCAAAGCGTTGGCAATGTTGAGTGGGCAGCAACCCCCGACCGTAGCGCAGCAAGTTATTCAGTCTATTGGTGGGCAAGGCGGAGCGCCCATGCCTGCGCCCGGAGGGCCACAAGCTCCAATGCCACCGCAGGGTATGCCGATGGGGATGCCCCCACCGGGAATGCAGATGCCTCCGCCTATGCCACCTGCTCCGCAGATGCCTCCACCTTCCGGTCCCCGCGCGGCCCCGCAAGGTCTAGCTGGTTTGCCTGCGCCTAATATGCAAGGCATGGCTGATGGTGGGATCGCTGGGTATGCTGACGAGGACGAGGCTGTTGGCTATGCCGATGGTGGTGCGATTCGCATGGCTGGTGGGGGTTTTAACGAAGACGCAATTCGTGCGCAGGGTAGATTGCTCGGCACGCCTCAACAGTTAATCGAAATAGCAGTTCAGCGTGAACGGATGGCGGCAGAGAACGCACAACAACAGCAAAGGCAGTTGCCGTTTACTTCAGCAACGCCTAGTGGTGTTAGCGTTCCGCAGATTCGCACTTCTGCATATGAAGCGTCGGCTAATCCGCCAATGATTCCAAACCCACGGATGACGGGTGAAACACCGGCTGTTGGGCCTAATGATCCAAGCAAAGCGTTTACGAGAAGAAACATTGCAGAAGCTGCGGCTAGAGTTCCAGAGCTTAGAAACTTCATAGCCAGTGTGGAGAACGCGCCATACGTTGCTCCGCCTGCGCCGCCTGCGCCGCCTGTTGCAGAAAACAAAAAACCACCGTCCGCATACAAACCTGCGGGTATTGCTACGCTTAAAGCCCCAACAGTACCCAACATAGATACGCCAAGATTGGCAAGTACTCCGTATGAAGTTGGTGAAAAACCAACAGTCGCAGCATCGAAAGCGGATGTCGGTCAACTTGTTGATTCGTCTGACCTCATGACGCAAGTTCAGGGTGCGCAAGCGGGGTTGCGCGGAATGGGCAAAGAATTGATGGATTACTATGAGAAAAACAAGCCTACTAAAGATTTGTTTTCTGAAACCGTTAAACGGTTGGACAAGGAAGACGCCCTTGCTGTAGACAAAAAGGGGCAAGCCCAAGGCATGGCGCTGATGATGGCTGGGTTTAAGATGATGGAGTCCCCGTATGGTGGACGAGGGCTTGGTGCGCTGCTGCGCAACGCCGGGGCTGGCGCTAAAATTGGATTAGAAAACTACACCAACGCTGTTGATAAGCTAGAAGCCGCCGCAGATAAACGCGCTCAACAACGCACGACTATTGAAGCCGCACAAGACGCCGCAGCCCGGGGCGATTTTGCCACAAGAATGGGGCTTATGCAGCAAAGTCAGCAACTTAAAGCGCAAGCTGACGCCCTTGGTATTAGCGCGGCACAAACAGTTTTTGGCACAAATGCAACTGTCGGCGCAACTCTGTACTCCAGCGCACTCAATACTCACAACACAAATAAAAACGTAGCTGCGCAATTGAAGTCAGACGAAAATCGGGCACAGTTTGCTGCTGACTCTGCTGATCGTCGCGCTATGTTTGGCGCTCAGATGGATATGGCCAAAGCGGAGTTTGAACAAGCAAGGGCAGACAAGCGGGCCTTGGCACCAACCCCAGAAATGCGAATGGCGTTGGCGTTGGGTGGCGGCAATCTGGAAGTTGGGTTACGTAAAGCCGCAGAAATTGCAGCAGGTAAAGACAACATTGGCAAACTGTACTTACAAAGCAAGACAGAATTCGATGCTAAAAATTACGACCCCAATAAGCAGTTCATGAGTCCAGTGGAGTTTATGTCCCTGTACAATCAAATCACCACTATGCGCTCGCCGCCCCCAGCTACGGGAACCCCGGCTGGTAGAATTTTTAGATAACGGTTCTTACTATGCCGCAATATCTGCCGCTGCCTGATGGCAACTCGGTAACAATCCAACCGGGTGAAACGCCGCAACAGACATGGGCGCGAGCTTTGCAGATGTACCCCGAATCTTTCGGGGGCAAACCGAAACAGGAAGCGCCCAGCACGCCGGTTAAGCAACCGGGGTCTGGTCTGATGTCGGGGCTTTCTAGTGGGTACGAACAACTAAAGGCAGACCTTACCCGCGCTGGCGCGCGTGCCGGTATCGGCAACATGCGCGAGGCCGAACAGTTTGCAAGAGAACGTGAAGCGGAAGCGGCAAAAACCTACAGACCCGTAGAGCGCTTCTCAGAAGACCCACTTAATTATCTTGGCGGACGGATCGGTTCGTCTTTACCTTACGCCGTACCGTCAATTATTGCTGGCGGCGTCGCCGCCGCTACTGCCCCTGTTGGTTTGCCTGCGCTTCTTGCTGCTGGTGCGGCGGGAACTGCCGCCGGTATCCCAATATTTACTGGTTCAAATATTACGCGGCAGGTAAAAGAAGGCACACCGCTTGAGCGCACGGACTTGGGTGCCGCTGTTGGATCTGCTGTTGTTCAGTCTGGCCTTGATGCTGTTGGTAATGCGTTTATCCCCGGCGTCAGCAAGATTCTTGGCATACCTGCCAAAGCCGCACAAAACCTAGTCGAACAAACAGTTCGTAGAAAAGTTCTTGATTACACGCTGAGCGCTGGTAAAGCAGCAACTGCTGAGTCCATCACAGAAACTGCGCAACAAGTTTTTGAGCGCATGCAAGCCGGTCTCGATCTTACTGATGACAAAGCTCGCGCTGAGTATTTGGACAGTGCGTTTGATGGTGCGCTACTTGGTGGTGTGTTTGGTGGTGTCGGTCGCCGGTTTGAGCGCGGCGCAGAGCAAAGTCGTTACGAACTGGGCGAGTACACAAAGACTGTTGAAGCCAACCAGAAAGCATTGGCTGAACGGCGCAAGCTGGAAGCAGAAGAGAAAGCTAAGAAGGACGCGATTAAGAATGCCCCAGAGTACCTGCTGGGTCTAAACGACAACTACTTGGCGGCTAAGCAAAAGCTTACCGAAATGAAAATTGCGTTGGGCAAGAAGCCCGATGAGGATGTAGACCCCGCTGCGTTTGACGCATGGCGACGCGCAAGCAGGGAAGCAACGAAGTTCCGCAAAGAAACGTACAACCCGCTGCTGTCTGAATACAAAGAACGCAAGGGCGACATTGATCCGCTGGTGGCACAGCGCACGGTAGAACAAGCGCTTGCTGAAGCGCAAGCAGGTCAGCAGACAGCACCACCTCCCGGTCAACAAATTGCACCGCCACCGCCACCGCCACCGCCACCTGCTGGGCAACAAACAGCGGTAACGCCACCGCCTCCACCACCGCCACCAACACTTCAAGTCGATCCTTTGTACGATCAGGCTGTTGCTTTTGTTAGCGGCCCCGGAAGACCATCAATCTCTGCGGTTCAGCGCGAATTCAAGATTGGCTACAACCGTGCGGGTCGATTGATTGCTCAGATGGAGCAGAACGGGATTGTCACCCCCATGGATAGCAAAGGGGGGCGGCAGTTAGTTGGCGCTGAGCAGCCAGCAGTTGTGCCGCAAGTTGAACCAGAAGTAGCGGGCGTCGCTCCGTTTGATATGAGCGGGCTAAGGCTTGGGTTCCAACCCAACGTAGCTGAGCCTGCGGCAGTACCCGACACTGAGCCGGGACCGGCGACTGTTACGCAGATGCCTGTTGTACCGGCTGCGACTAACTTCCAACCTGTTCCGTCAACATCAATGACGCCAGAGGAAGCGGCAGCAGATGCTGCGCAGCGCCAACAAGACGCCACCCGTGTAATGTATGAAGGTATGGCGGCTAAGCTTCAAGCCGCCGGTAAACCAATCCCCCCTGAGTTAGCAGCGCGGCTTGCTGCTCTCCAACCTGCTGCACCCACACCTGTGGTCGAAACTCCGGCTCCGGTTGAAGCGCCTGCTGCGCCTGTGGTTGAGACGCCTGCTGTTGCAGAAACGCCTGTGGTTGAAACGCCTGCTGTTGCAGAAACGCCTGTGGTTGAGACGCCTGCGACACCTACCGTAGAAGCGGCTGCGCCAGAAACTGAAGTTGCGGTAGCAGAACCGCCCGCTGAGCCAGTCAAGCCACCATCAATTACGGAAGCGCCCGCTCCGTTTAGCGCAGACATTAAACCAATCAAGTCGGACATCCCCACGCTCAGAGATATTGAACGTGGGTGGTTCTACCCAGCGCAGCCAATGATGTTGGGTAACTTGCTTGTCAATGACAGCAGCTACCACCCAGTCAAACTACAAGTTACTGACAATCCGCAGTTCCATTCTGGGAAGATGGAGCAAGCTCCAATCTCTGTTGAGTTCCGTCCCGATTCAGTTAGCGGTGCAAAACAAGCAGCGCTACCCACAGGTGGCGGCGTATACAACACAAACTTAGTTGCTCCACAAGCGGTTCAGTCGGTGTCAATGACCACCGCTACTGCCAAAAAACTCCCTGCCCCAATCAAAGCAGCGCTAGCAGAAAAGTTTGATGCCGCAACATCTGGCAACGACATAACGTACACACGCAAAAAGCCAGTAGAACAGGAAGCTGCGCCAGCAGAAACCGTTGCAACAACAGAAGAAGCACCGAAGCCAAGAGTTCGTAGAGTGGCTAAAGCCCCTGCACCTGCGGTTGAAGCTGCTGCACCTGCGGTTGAAACCCCGGCGACTGCTGAAACTGTCGAACCCGCGACTGAAACACAAGGCGCAGCGGCTGAGCCAGTTGTTCAACGCAAAGGAAAGCGCGTTGTTAAGGTCGCTGCGCCAGAGCAGTCGCCAGAACAGCAAGCAAAGATCAAGAAGCTTGATGCCGCGATTGAGAAGGCCGAAGATCTAAGGATTGATCCCGAAACAACCAAAGCAAAAGTAAACGCGCTCACAAAGAAAGCCGAGAAAGACGGGCTGATTTCCCCGCAGGACGCAAAGAACATCCTTGAGCAAACCAAAGCAATGGATGTTGAGGACGGTCTTGGCGAGCTAATAAGCGCTCTTGAGGAAAACAAGACTGCGGCATCTGCGCCAGTGCGAGCCGCAACCGCAGAACAAACCGCCCCAGCAGAAGCACCAAACACCAAAGAATCCAACAGTATCCAAGAGGCGCTGCCTGCTGTTGGTGAAGGCGCTACCCGTGCGCTTGAGAATCACTATGGGTTTGCCCGTGGCACGGCTGAGTTTATCTCTGGTGTGTCCGCAGACTTGGCGACGTACGCCAGCAAGGGATTGTCGGCACTGGCTAAAGGCATTGCCAAGATAATTGCCAAGCTGTACCACGCGCTGATCGCCACATCGTTTGTGTTCAACGCCACAAACATTAACCTGCCAGAGACTGTAGTCATCACACCGAAAGTTGTGCGCACAGTTGTTCAGCAAGTGATGGCACCTGTGCCAGCATCCGTGTCGGCACGCATGTCAGAGAACGCCAAGCAAGCGTACGCTTCGCTCTACCCTGCGCTACAGGCGCGGCTTAAAGAAGCTAACAAGCTCTTCATCATTGCCGACAAACCAAACGCTCGGCTGTTTGTGTTTGCGCCAGACGGTACGCCTATCCTTGACCACAAAGTCCTCGTCGGTAAAGCGATGGGGGATTTCTACCGTGGCAACAACGAAGTTGAAGCTAACCGGATTACCCCGGCTGGGTTGTTCAAGATGGGATTGCGCGACGCGCAGCGTAGCCCGGGTGAGATGCGCACCGCTGGGGAATACGACTTCCAGAAAGTGTTTGTTCTGGATAAGGCAGTTGAAGGTGAATACAGCACCACGCTGTTTCACTCAATCTGGCTGAAAGAATCTGACGCAAAGATGCGTGCAGCAGCAATTGCCAAAGAAGATCCGTCTGATTCCCGGTACTCCTTTGGTTGCATCAACGTAGACAAAGCGTCCTACAAGTTCCTGCTGGATAACCACCTGACACAGATGGATGGGGCGTCTCTGTTTGTTGTGCCAGATAACTCGGCACGCATTCAAGACTTTCTGTTTGGCGACGTAGCCAAGAACAAGACCGGCGAAGACATACTTATCCGCGACACAGTTGAGCCAGCAACAGAGACTAAGCAAGTAGTTGAGCAGGAAGAAGAGCGCGGCCCCGGGCCAGCACCTGCGCCTGTCGAAGAAGAGAAAGGTCCAGCATTACGCGGACCAGAAGCGCCCAGAGCGAGAGAGCGCGAGCAGGAAACTGCTGAGGAGGGCGGTCCTTCGGAAAAAGAAACATCTGTGCACCCGATGGTGCCTAAACCCGAAGCGGAACCAATTGACGAACTTCCCGAACCGTATCCGGGGTACTACGAAACGGGCGACCCTTATGCA